TTCAAGTTTACAGGTGGAAAGAGTTACATATTGCCATATACTGACCTTATCCACTTAAGAAGGTTCTATAATGAAGATGACTATTGGGGAAGTTCTAATAAAATATTAGATACTGACTTAGAAGCGGCTCATACATCAAGCGAAGGAATTAAGAATGCTATTCAAACATCTAATAGCTTAAAAGGAATACTAGCATTCCAAGGAATGTTAAAAGCTGAGGACATTAAAGCTAATAGAGACAACTTTGTTAAAGACTTTTTAGGTTCTGGAAATAAAGCTGGAATAGCAGCTTTAGACAGTAAAGCTTCATTCCAAGATATTAACTTAAAACCTATAACATTAGATGACAAGCAATTAGATAAAGTTAACCAAAACATATATGACTACTTTGGTGTTAGTGAGAATATAATTCGCAACAGTTATTCTCCAGAAGAGTGGAATGCATTTTATGAAGGTGTAATTGAACCATTGGCAATGCAATATGAACAAGCCTTCACGAATGCGATATTTAATGAGGACTCAATTAGAATTGATGGTAATAGAATTATATTTACTACTCATAGACTCCAATATGCTTCTTTAGACCAAAAAATAAAATTAGTTCAAACCTTAGCAAGTTTTGGCTTAATAATGAAAGATGAAGCAAGAGAAGTATTAGAACTAGCTCCACTTGGAGGAGATGAAGGAAAGAAGATATTACAAAGTTTAAATAATATAGATAGCTCAATAGCTAATGAATACCAAGGAGGTAATGAATAATGAAGGAAAAAAGACTTGTAGAAGTAAGAGCTGCAGAAGATGAAGGAATGACAGTTGAAGGATATGCTGCTGTATTTGATAGTGTAACTGATCTAGGTTATATGAAGGAAGTAATTGATAGAGGAGCTTTTGATAATGCAGATATGAGCGATATAGTTATGAAATATAACCATGAAGATAGTTTCTTACCAATGGCAAGAACTAGAGGTGGTTCTTTACAATTTAATGTAGATGACCATGGACTTAAAATAAGAGCTAAGCTTCCAGATACAACAACAAACAAAGACATCTTTACACTTATCAAAGAAGGCATATTAAGTAAAATGAGCTTTGCTTTTACTGTGGCTAATGAAGAATATGACTACGAAACAGATACAAGAAAAATACTAGCTTTTGATAAAATATATGATGTTTCGGTAGTAGATGTTCCAGCTTATGAAACAACTGAGATATATGCAAGAAGTAAAGAAGAATACGAACTAGACAAATTAGCTTATGCTAAGAAAAAAGCCTATGAAAAACTAGGACTATAGTATATTAACTTGAAAGAAGAGCGGTGGTATAACTGCTCTTTTTTTGGTGGTAGAACCAAATAGAGTTCATATAAAGCGGTGGTATAACTGCATAAATTTTAAGGAGGTTATTCAAAAATGACTGATGAAGAGAAAAGAGCTTTAATAGACTCTGCTGAAACAGTTGAAGAAGTTGCTGAAAAAGTAGAAGAAATTGAAAAAGCAGAAGAAGTTAAAGAAGAACCAATAGAAGAAACTCCTCAAGAAGAAGTTAAGGAAGAACCTGTGGAAGAAGAACCAAAGGCAGACATTACTCCAGAAGAGGAACGTAAACTATTGAAAGATACTACTAATGCAGTAGAAGAAAGAGGCTCAGTAGAGCTAAGAGAAATTGAAAGAAAAGAAGGAGAACAAAAAATGGAAGAATTAAGAAATTCAAAAAAATACATTGACGCTTATGCTGAATATGTAAAAACAGGAGATGAAAAAGAATTAAGAGCATTAATTACAACTGGAGGATATGCAACTGGAAATAGTGCTACTGTAGAAGTACCAGATATGGTATATGACATTGTTAAGACAGCTTGGGAAAGAGAAGACTTAATGAGTAGAGTAAGAAGTCTATCAGTTAAAGGAAATTTAAAAGTACAATTTGAAGTTTCTGGAGACGCAGCTGTAGCTCATACAGAAGGACAAGGGGCTGTGACAGAAGAGTCATTAGTACTTGGAGTTGTTGAATTAAAACCTATTTCAATTAAGAAATGGATCTCTATAAGTGATGAAGTTGTAGATATGAGAGGAGAAGCATTCTTAAGATATATCTATGATGAATTAACATATAGAATTGCTAAAAAATGTGCTGACTTATTAGTAGCTAAAATAGCTGCATTACCAGCTTCATTAACAGCTAACAGCGATGGAGTATATGATAAAGTATCAGCAAATAAAATTATAAAAGCTCCAGCTATTGGAACAATAGCAGAAGCTATCGCTAACTTAAATGATGAAACAAGAAATATTACAATAGTAATGAACAAATTATCTTATGCAGACTTTAAAAATGCTCAATATTCAGCACAATATGCAGCTGATATATTTGAAGGAGCTACAGTAGTATTCAACAATTCTTTACCAGCTTATTCAGCTGCAAGTGCTAATGCTGTATATGCGATAGTTGGAGACTTTAATACTGGAGCATTAGCTAACTATCCAAACGGAGAAGGTATTGAAATTAAATATGATGACGCAACATTAATGACAAGCGACCTAGTAAGAATTTTAGGTAGAAGATATGTTGCTGCTGAACCAATTCAAGATAAAGCATTCTGCTTAATTGGTAAACCAGCTTCAGTTTAATATTAAGATATAAATACTTATAGTAATACAAGGAGGACTATATGGAAGAACTAGAAAGCCTAGTAAAGGAGTCTCTATCAATAGTAGGAACTTCAACAATTAAAAATAATGAGATACGACTTTGGATAAATGCTGCAATAGAAGACTTGTCAAGAGCAGGAGTAACAGCTGCTACTGTGAGTACAGATAATTGGTTAGTAAAAGGAGCGATAGTTATGTTCTGCAAGGCAAACTTTGGTATGTGTAGTCTAGAGGAAAAGAAACTAGCTCAAAGTACTTATAGTCTTCTTTGTAACAATTTAAGCTTAAGCTACAAAGGCGGTGTTGATAATGGTTAGTTGTGAATGCACATTATTATCAACTGAATATATAACTAATAGTATAGGAGTCCAAGAAGAGACATTAACTCAAAAAGTAATACCAATAATGAAGATAGAAGACATATATGCTAATGAGTTTTATCAAGCTTCTAGTACTGGTTTTAAGCCAGAACTAAGGATAAGGACTTCAAGTCTTAATTATGATGGCGAAAAAGAACTTATATATATGGGAAAAACTTATTCAGTAATAAGGACTCAAAACCCTACCGCAGATGAAACAATAATAATTTGTGAGAGGAAGTTGAAGAATGGCAAAGAATAAAATTGAGCCAGAAGAATTAACCAAAACTGTAATGGAGTACTTGGAGAACTATGGAGAAGATATAGAAGATGAAGTTGTAGAAGTTACAGACCAAGTAACTAAAGAAGCAAAAGAAGAACTTGTAAGAACTTCTCCAAGAGGTCAAGGAACTAGGGAAAACCCTTACTATAAAGGCTGGACCATAAAAGTTTCTGCAAGAGGTAATACTAAATACCATAAAGCTATATGGAACAGAACTAATTATCAGTTAACTCACTTGTTGGAATTTGGCCACGCTAAAAGTAATGGCTCTGGAAGAGTAGCAGCACAACCTCACATTAGACAAGTAGAAGATAAGTATAAGGTAGAGTTTGTAGACTTACTTAATAAGAAAATTGGAGGTATAAAATGACTTTAGAAGAGTTAAAGAATAGATGTGAAACTAATAATATACAGTATGCTTATGGAGTCTTTAAGAAACCTGTTGAGCCACCATTCTTAGTATGTACTATGACAGATACTGACAATTTTATGGCAGATAACAAAGTATATGTTAAAGACTATCCTGTGCAAGTAGAATTTATATATCAAGAAAAAGACTTAAGCTTAGAAGCAATAATTGAAGATACAATTCTAGGCGATATCGCTTGGAATAAAACAGAGGAAACTTACTTAGAAGATGAGAATATCTTTGAAGTAAGTTATTTTTTTGAATTAAATTAAGGAGGAAAAATAAATGGCTAATAAAGTTTTATATGGAATTGAACAATGCCATATCGCTAAGATAACAGAAGATGACAGCGGAAATATTACTTATGGAACTCCATTCGCAGTTCCTGGAGCTGTTGGACTTAATTTTGATCCAGAAGGAGAAGAAACAGTATTCTATGCTGATAATATTAAATATTACATAACAAATAGTAACCAAGGATATACTGGAGACTTAGAGTTAGCTATGACTACTGAAAAATTCTTAACTGATATTTTAGGTAGAGTAAAAGACACTAATGGGGCAATATGGGAAAATGCTGATGATACAACTTCACGTTTTGCTCTTATGTTCCAAGGACAAGGAGATACAACTGGAAGACGTTGGGTATTCTTTGACTGTACTGCAGCTAGACCTTCTAGAGAAAACAATACTAAAGAGGAGTCAGTTGAAGTTGGAACTGAAACTCTATCAATTACTATGAGTCCTAGAAAAACTGATAAGGCAGTAATGGCATATATTGAACCAACTGAAGATAACCAGGCAATATATAATGCATTCTTTAACTCAGTTTATACTGGTTCTGCAAGTGTTTAATAAATAGGAGGTAAAAATTATGAGTAAACAAATTGAAATTGATGGCAAAGAGTACACTATAGACTGTAATGCTTACACTAGGTTTTTATACAAAAAGACTTTTGGTGTAGGAATGATGGAAGATATAAAAAGCCTTACAGAATATAGCGACAAACAAACAAACCTTGAAAAAGAATTAAAAAAGAAAAAGTTAACAGATGAAGAGGTACAAGCTCAAGTCAACTTAGCTATGATGGAAAGTGCTGATGTATTTATAGATATTATAGAGAAGTTCGCATATATCCTGATATTAACTGCTAACCCTAACTTTGGAACTTTTGAAGACTTTTTAAGAGGTATAACAACAATAGACTTGTCATCAAGTTGGATAAGTGAGGTAACCGAAACTGCGGTAAATTCATTTCGCTGATAAAGAATTAGAAGAACTGGTGGCTAAGTTACCTAAAAAAAATAATAACAATGAGTCAGTTAGCGGAGCTTTAGAGGAGTACTCTTTCATTGCTAACTGCTTAAAAATGGGGCTGACTCTTCAAGACTTAAAAGAACTAGAATATAAAGATGTAATGAAGATAATGCTCTGCTATACTGACGAAATGAATAAAGACAATAAAACAAGAAAAGCGACACAGAATGACTGGGATAAATTGGCTGGAAGGAGATAACAATGGCTTTAGGCAATATTAAAGGAATAATAGTTGAAATAGGTGGAGATACTTCTGGCTTACAAAAAGCATTGAAGAATGTTTATTCTCAAACAAGTAGCTTACAAAAAGAGTTAAGAGGTATTAATTCTTTATTAAAAATAGATCCTAAGAATACTGAGCTATTATCACAAAAACAAAAAGTATTAAAGGAAACTATAACAGAAACAAAGAACAAACTTAGTGAATTAAAAGTCGCACAAAAACAATATATTGACCAAGGAAAAGACCTAAATACACCTCAATATAGAGCATTACAGAGAGAGATAATACAGACTCAAAACGAACTAAAAAAACTTGGAACTGAAGCTTCTGTATTTACTAGAATAGGAAATAATATTAATTCTTTAAGCTCTACTCTAGGAAGTGTAGGAAATAAGCTTAAGAGTTTTGGTTCATCTATAGAAAATATTGGTAAGAACGTAAGTGTGTTAAGTGCTGCAACCGCTGGACTAATTGCTACAGGCGTTAAATATAATGCGAATATAGAGCAGTCAACAAAGGCTTATGAAACTTTCTTGGGTTCTGCAGAAGCAGCAAATAAAGCTGTTGAAGCTATACAAAAACAAGCTGCTAGATCTCCATTTGATACTCAAGAATTAATTAGAGCAAACCAGATGTTAATTACTACTGGAGTAAGTGCTGATGATAGTAGAAAGACAATTAGTGCCTTAGCTGACGCTATAGCATTAACTGGCGGTGGTAATGATGAATTATCTAGAATGGCTTCTAACTTACAACAAATTAAAAATGCTGGTAAAGCTACTTCTATGGATATTAGACAGTTCGCTTATGCTGGTATTGATGTATATGGAATATTAGCAGAAACTACAGGTAAAAACGTAGAAGAACTAAAGAAAATGGATATTACATATGACCAATTATCCGCTGCATTACAGAAAGCTGCTAGTGAGGGTGGTAAGTATTATGGCGGTCAAGAGAAGATGACTTCTACTCTTAATGGTCAAGTAAGTCAACTTAAGAAAACTTTCCAAGAATTACTTGGAGAGCTTACTTCTGGACTTATACCAGTATTCAAAAACTTTACTAGTAGGTTACAAGGCTTAGTAGATACATTTAAAGCATTGAGTCCAGCACAAAAAGAAACTATAACAAAAATAGCTCTTTTGGTTACTGCTTTAGGACCTGCATTAATTATAATAGGAAAGTTAATAACTGCGATAGGAACTATATTTATGGTAGGCTCTAATATGGCTGGTCTAATAGGACTCATAGCAACTAAGATAGGTGGCTTATCTGGAGCATTAACTGTTCTTACTGGTCCTGTTGGAATTGTAATAGCTATATGTACGGCTTTAGTAGGAATATTTATAGCTCTATGGAATAATAGTGAGAGTTTTAGGAACTCAATTATAGCAATAGGACAGTCCTTTGTATCAACTTTTCAAGAAAATATAATGCCTACTATTGAAAATATTATGTCTATTGTAGGAACTTTATGGAATGACTTTTTAATGCCTTTTATTGGTTGGTTGGGAGCAACTTTTGGACCTGTCTTTGGAACTGTATTTACTACTATAGGAAATATTGCAAGTACTGTTTTTAGTGGAATAGGAGTTGTAGTACAAACAGCCTCAGGAATACTTGAAGGCTTATTGACTTGGATAAAAGGTACATTTAAGGGAGACTGGAAGACTGCTTGGGAAGGTATAAGTACAGTCTTTGAAAATATATTCAATGGTCTAAAAAGTTTGTTCATTACACCAATTAACTGGATAATTGATAAAATTAATGACTTTATATGGCACGTAAACCAAATAAAGGTGCCTGAGGAAGTCCCAGGAGTTGGAGGTTTTGGTTTTAATATTCCATATTTAAGTAAGATAGCACTTGCAAAAGGTGGTATAGTAACACAACCTACTAATGCTCTTATAGGTGAAGGAAAGTCAGCAGAAGCGGTTATTCCATTAGATAGGTCATTGGTAGGATATATGGCAGAAGCTATGAAACAAGCTGGAGGAACTGGAGGTATAGTAGTTAACTTCTATCCTCAAAAAATGACAGAAGCAGAGTTAGATAATGCCTTCAATTATATCAACAGAAGGTTTGGACTAGAATATTAAAGGAGAATATAAATGGTAAGAGAATTTAGGTTACTTAATGAAAATGGTCAAAGCTTTTCGCTAATGGATATAGAAAATGCTGTACTATTGACTGAGCCTTCTGGACTTGGATATAGTTACGAGGCAGAATATGAAAGAGTAGGCGATAGCTTTATTACCAATATAAGAAACATAGCACAGGGACAAATTGGTGGAACTGTTAATAGTTTGAATTATGATAATATCAAGAAACTTGGAGACTTCATAGAACGCTCTAAGTCATTAAGGTTCTCTTATAAAGTTCCTTATGATAATGGTTCAAGAGAATACTTTAGGAACGTCAATATAGTTTCTATAGAAAAAACGGAAATGGCTCCAAATGGAGTCTTAAGTTCTCCTATAGTATTTGATGTTTTATCTTTATGGTATGAAGAGAACCAAACAGTATATGACGCTTCTGGAGAAGATGAAATGAGATGGAATTTTAGATGGGACGCACGATATATTTCTTTTGATACAAGAAGCTTAATATATAATAACCAAGGACATATACCAGCTCCAATAATGGTAGAGATAGATGGAGAAGTAGAGAAACCAAAAATTGAAATAATTGTTAATGGCGATGTAGTTGCTTCAATAGAAGTTCCTGTAACAATACAAAGATATGAAAAGTTCCAGTACTCAAGTGAAACTGGAAACTTATTTATAAGAAAACAGTTAGCAGATGGAACATACCAGAACCTATTCAATAAGACCTACATTAATATCCAAAATAACAATATTTTTAGACTACCACTTGGAGCAAGTGAAATAAGACTTACTGCTAATGATGGAGAAGATGAAATACCAAGTGCTAAAGTTACGATATATCCTCAGTACAAGGTGGTGTAGTATATGTTAGTAAAAATTATAATAAATGGTCAAGAGTATTATGCTTTATATAATGCTGAGACTGATATGTATGAGATAACACTTACTGCTCCAAGTATTGGAGGAGTTTATGAAGTTGAAGCTGAAGCTACTGACGCAGCAGGTGAAACAGATACTAAAACATTAGACTTACAAGTATTAACCAAACAAGCTGTAGTTTTAGAAAATGAAGAAACAATAGTATATTTCCTAGACCAGGAAAACTTAGATATTAAAGATGTTATTGAATTTGAGAATTACGAATATAACATAGATGAAGAAACAAACGCAAAGACAACTTTTAACATATATAGAAGAAACAATGTTAGGAATGGAGATATAGTAGTCTTAAAACGTAAAGACACAATAGACTACATAGGAATAGTTGAGGACGCAACTAATGAAGATGGCAGAAATTCACAACTTACAACATTAAAATACATAACAAACTTATTTGATAGGAAAATATTACTAACAAATGAAAATATAATGCATGAAACAGGAGTAGAGGACTTTATAGTCCAGACAATAGAAGACTACTTTACTAATAGCGATGATACTTTACTTAATATTAACTGGCTACAAGTTGAAGCATTGAGTCATACTCCAATACAAAAAGCTATTGATAATGATAATGGAATATATAACTTCCATACATTCATAACTAATTGTAGTCAAAACTATAACATAGTATATAACTGGATATTATTACCTAACTATACTTTAAAATTACAAATATACCAAAAAGAACAAAGCGGAGTATTAATAGATACTACTACAACTGATATAAGTAATTATACAGAAGTTTACGAAACAACAGTAACTGCTAAAGTAACTGTTAAGACACAAAACAACTTATATAATTGGTACTTAAAAACTGACAGAACTATAACAGATAATGTAAATGATCCAGATAGAGCAACAGGGAAAGTAGAAGTAGTCTATACTGAGAATGATGATGACGCATACCAAACAGCCCTTGATGTATTTAAAGGCAACTCATATAAGCATTATATAGGCTTTAGAATAAGGAGAAGCTCAAAGCTATTTGAAGTAGATGAGCTTAAAATAGGAATGCCTTTATCAGTAAGAACAGATAATAACATAATACTTGATACTTATGTTTCTGCTATTAAGGATAATGGTGGCGAATTTATAGATATAACTTGCGGCAACATGAGAATTAACTTTATAGATAAATTAAAACAAGAAAGGAAAAATGAACAATGATAAAAGGATATGTTTTTTCTAACCAGTTAGCTTCTAATGATATAGACTCTATGGTTTATAGAAAAATGCTTGACTACAACGATGGTGTACTTAATGGAATGGAACTAAGCAATACTAATTCATCTATAACAATAGGAGAAGGAAACATACTTGTAGCAGGAAGACCTATTGGAGTTATAGGTAGTGAAACTGTAACAGCTGGAACAGATACTGCATATTGTAAACTTGTAGTAGAAATAGACTTAAGCCAAACAGCAACAGTAAGTACTTTTGAGCAAGTTTCATTCAAGATAATTAAGTCAACTACAGCTTATCCTAATGTAACTCAGCAAGATATGGATAATGGAGGTACATTATATCAAGTAGCTTTAGCACAATTTAGAACAACAGCTAATGGTATAACAGACTTTGTTGATATAAGACCTATGTTAGACTTTGAAGCTATATATACAAAGATAGAAAACAATGCAAGAGCATTAATTAACCAATTAGAAGAAGAGTTACAAGATGTAGAGTCAGGAAGTGCTTATGTGTTAACTTCAACATATAATACTGACAAGGTAAACTTCCAGAAAAAGATAACAACAGGAACTGCTGCTCCAACAGGTGGAAGTAATGGCGATATATATATACAATACTTTGAATAAGGAGGAATAATAAATGGCAAGTATAGTAGGCTATGGTAGTAAGCATAGCCACGAATTTACATTGACTGTTAATGAAGACTCTATTTCACAAAGTGGTAATTATTCAACAGTTAGTTTTACTTTTACAATATATAAGAGCAGTTATTCATGGAGCGGATGGAACTCAATTAGTTATATAGTAACAATTAATGGACTCCAATATACTGGAACAATACCTCAGTATACTGCTGGAAGTACAATGACTATAACAAGTGGTACATTAACAGTTCCTCATGATAATAATGGTGGCAAGTTGATGTATTTTAGCTTTAGCGTAGCTGATAACTCAGGACAAAGTTATACTTGCGGAAATGCTTATGCTTCTGGAAATATGTACTTGACTAATATACCTAGACAACCTAATGCTCCAGCCATAAGTCTATATGAAGTTACTGATAGTTACTTTATTATTAACTGGTCAACTAATATGGTTATAGATGGTGTATGGGTAAGTTATGACTATGGAACTACTTGGAAATATTCACACAACCCTAATAATAGTTATGGGCGTATATGGTTTGGACCTGCTGCTCCAAACAGAACCTTTAATATTATGCTACGAGTAAGAGGTAAAGAAAGTCAATTAACAGCAGATAGTGCGGTGTTTACAGCAACAACTTTAGATATATCCAGAATGAACAATATTCAACCATTAGTTCATGGAGAACCTATAGTCTTTGATGTAACTTCTCCTGCAAATAACAGTCCAATTACTTTAGAGATGATAGTTGATGATACTGAAATATTCAGCAGAAACATTATAAAAGGAAATAATAGTGTAGCTTTAACTGATAGTGAACTAGATCTATTGTATAGCAAATATGGAAATAACAGTACAGTTTCAGCTGTTCTTAATTTATATTCAACAAACTATTATGGTGAAAGGAATGTAGATAGTCATATAGAAACAGTAACACTAAAAGGAAACCAAAAGACTGGAGATGTAAAAGTAGGCAATAACTGGAAACGTGGAAAAGCATGGACTAATGTTAATGGCACATGGAAAAGAGGAGTCATCTGGACTAAAGTTAGCGGTAGCTGGAAAAGGGGTATGTAGTTATGAGTAGAATATTAGACTATGTATTAGAACCATCAGTAGTATATACTAATGGTTCTTTTTTAGTAAAAGTTAAAGTTCAGGACGACTATAAATATAAAAAGCTATTAGTTAGTGAGAACATGAAGTACACAACAGCAACAGGAACAACATACACATTAACAAACGCAGTAAGTACAAATAATGCAAGTATTTTACAACTAGAAGGCAACACAACGCAAAACGGCACACCAACACCAACAAGTCCAGTAGAAATAAAGACAGTAAGTGGAGATAATAACATAGTAGTAAGCAATGAACAACACGTTACTGGTAATAGTTATAGAGTAGACTTTGGAGATGTAGCAAACCCTATAGAGTTATGTAAAATAGGTTCTTATGTAGATAAATTAAAAAGAGCAGAAGGTAAGCAGTTATTTGATAAAGATAACATGAACGGTATAAATGGGTGGCTTAATGCTAGTGGTACTATGAGAATAGCAACTGGACAAGCAGACAGAATGTTTTATATTACTTGCGAACCTAACACAACCTATACAGTTTCAAGAAAAGTAGTTACAAGTGCGTTTAGAGTAGCAACTTATGACAGTACACCATTTCCAACAATGACAAGTACAAATACAGACTATACTGTACATAATGCAGTAGTAAACAACAGTGGTACTTCATTAACAATAACAACTGGAGAAAATGCAAAATATTTAGTAGTACATTATGGACACAATACAAATGATAGCAACTTACAACAAAGTTTAGATACAATTATGATAAACGAAGGTTCTACTGCATTACCTTACGAACCTTATGGAAATAACTGGTATATAGAAAAGAATATAGGTAAATTAGTATTAAATGGTACAAGAACATGGACTTCTAGCTCTGCTTATACTGGCTATGTTAGGTTTAATTGTGATGCTTTACCAGAAACAGTAACAAATAATAATGGTTTAAATACACACTTTACACAAAGAGTTAGTCAAGCTCATGGTGGATATGACTATTTATATATTTCACCTAATACTAAAAAAATATATGTGCAAATACAAAACACTATTGTATCTAGTGTAAGTGACTTTACTACTTGGTTAAGTAACAATAACGTAACTGTGTATTATATAAAACCTTCTCCAGAGTATGAAGTAATAACAAACGAAAACCTAATACAACAATTAAATAATATACAAAACATAGAACTAATAGAGAACCTATGCTATGTAGACTGGGTAGGTACAGAAAAGCCAACAATGACATTACAATATCCAACAAATGAAACTTTGAATGCTTATATTACTACAGAAGATAATAAATTAATTAGAACCGACTGGGGAGTCTAGGAAGGAGATAACAAATGAGTGATGAAATTAAAGTAAGTGAGTTGCCTGTTGCTTCTTATGTTAATGATGGAGACTTACTTATGATAGTACAAGGACAAGCTAATAAGAAAATTCCAGCAGCTACTTTTAATTCTAGAAATGATACTAGAATAACTGCTGCAGAAAATAACTTGGCTAACCTACAGAATTATGTTTCTGCGGAAACTGTAATAGGTAAATGGATCAATAACAAACCTTTATATAGAAAGATATATACTATTGCAGCTTTACCTAATGCTACTACTTTGAATGTTGCTCTTAATATAAGTCATCTAGAAAACATAGTTAAGCTAGAAGGTATGGCAACAAACGCAGCCAAAACAGTATTTTTTCCTATACCATTTTATAGAAACGATACTACATTAGGAATAGAGATGTATGGAACTAATACTAATATAGTTATAGTTACTGGAACTGACAGAAGAGAGCTTACTGCTTTTGTTATAGTAGAATATACTAAAACAACTGATAGTGCTTCATAGGAGGAATGAAAATGGAAGAAAGAATAGCTAAGCTTGAAGCTATTACAGAAAGCAATTCAAAGCAAATTGACTCTATAACAATTAAAGTTGACAATATTACAGAACTAACTATCGCAGTAAAGGAAATTGCTATTGAAGTTAAGAACATGAGAGAGGAAATGACTAAGCTAACCAGTAGAGTTGACAACATAGAAAAAGAACCTGCGGAAGACTACAAGGAAATTAAAAAAGGTGTAGTTAGACAAGTGGTTACTTTTATAGTTGGCGGTATTATATCTGGAATAGCTGTTTTTATACTAAAATAGAGGCATAAAAGTATATTAACTTAAAATAAAAATGGCTTAAAAGCGAACCTCGTAGGTCGTTTTTTCGCTATTTTTCAGTATTTTTAGGAGGTGATAGTATGTTACCAAATAAAGTGTATGATGTATTAAAATTTATTGCTCAAATAGTTTTACCAGCTATTGCTACATTATATATTTCACTTAGTGGAATATGGGGACTTCCTTATGGTCAAGAAGTTGGAGCAACTATTATGGCAGTTGATACATTCTTAGGAGTTATCCTAGGTATATCATCTATTGAATATGCTAAGTTAGAAAAATAGGAGGTTATTATGGAAGAAGAATATATGCAGACTCCAGAGATGGAAGATGAAATGAATAACGGAGGTAGAGAAGATGACTAAAAGTCCTTTAACCAATGAAGTAGTTTTAGCTGACTCTTCTAATTATACTCATGGCAGAAAAGGTTATAGAGTATGTAAAATTACTCCTCATCACATGGCTGGTATATTAACAGGAACACAATGTGCTAAGTTATTCCAGAACGCATACAGAAACGCAAGTGCTAATTATTGTATTGGTGTAGATGGTGATATAGTTCTTAATGTTCCAGAAGAATACAGAGCTTGGACTTCTAGTTCTAGCTCTAATGACTGTCAAGCTATTACTATTGAAGTTAGCGACTGCGACTATGACTGGCATATAAGCGAAAAAAGTTGGAACAGCTTAATTAACCTTTGTGTTGATATATGTAATAGATATAACTTTAAGCTTACTTACGATGGTACTCCAAATGGCTCTCTTACTAGACACAATATGTTCGCAAATACTAACTGCCCTGGAGCATATTTACAAAACAAGTTTCCAGAGTTAGTAGAAGAAGTTAATAAAAGACTAGGAGTTCCTGTAGAACCAATAAAACCAGTAGACAATAATACTGGACTAGATCCATTGAAGGAGGAAAAACCAATGTATAAGTTTAGAAACGGAAAAACTATTGAACCAATATTCGCAGATAAGAACCATACAAAACAAATAGGATACTTGAATAAGTATGAAGTATGCGACTGCTATGGACTTCTAGATGGTGTTCCAATAGTTAGATATAAAATAGATAAAAGCGATAATTATAAGATAGGTTTTGCTGTAGATATAAGATGTGTAACTAACAATTAAGAAGAGGTACTCTAATTTGAGTACCTCTTTTTTTATTGCTTTTCTAAAAATACTTTACCATTATCAGTTCCAGTAGTTCCTTTTATTATATATACATATTGACCTTTTTCAACTTTAATTGTTTCTGGAGAATTGTCCTGTACCATTATATCTAAAGGCAACTCATTCAAGTCATCATATTTTTTATCAGTTACATTAATTAAAAAGGTAGAATTATCGCTACCATCAGTCCTTACTTTATATTCTCCAGCTTGTAAGTCTCCTTCTTTGTTTTCAACTTCTAACAAAACATAGTGTAATGTTTCTTTATCTAAGTCAAAGTCAGCTTCATAAGTTTGAGTATTACTCATATTCCATTCATACTTACTTATATATGGAGAGTTATTAGACTCCTCTTTAGGTCTAGGACTACAAAACAATATTGCAGCAACTAATACTACTATTAACCAGAACCACCATTTTTTCACCAATTTACTCATTACACAATACCTCCTAAATGACATTATAACAGAAATGTGAAATATTGTACACTTTTTTGCTTTATTATGTAAACTGTGATAAAATAGTATTGGAAGGAGGGATAGATATGTATTACCTAAATGACCAACACCCTAAGACAGAATATGCTATATACAAAAGAGTTAATAATGCTGTGCCATATATTATATCTAATACTTTCAGCAGTAAACAGGAAGTAAGAGAGTTTCTGGAAGCAACTATAAGACATCATCAGCATTATCATCATACTTATTATATTGATACAGTAGGGTATAGGGAAGAGCAGTATAAGGACTTTGCTCAGTTCTATTATAAGGTTCTCCAGAGACCTGTTAATGACTGGGAAATTGTTTAATAATTTGTAATTAAAATGTAATAAAACATCAAGTAATTGACATTAAAGGACTTTAGAGTATTGACTAAAAAATGACCATGACAAGTTATTGACATTGTTTTTTATTATATATACAATGCAGATAACAAAAGAATATTCATGGTATTTTTTTAGTACCTACTCGGTTGCACAAAACTTTGAGAACACGAAAAGTTATGTTAACTGAATAACAAAAAACTAAGAAGATACTGATAAAAAAGTATCTTCTTTTCTTTTGTACAAAAGATGGAAGGAGGTTAAAAATTGAATACTGACATTACGATAAGTTGCATAATGAACGGAGTTAGAAAAAAAGACATAGCAGAGAAGTTAGGCATAACTGATAGTAGTTTTTCTAGGAAACTTAGAAAAGAACTAAGACCAGATGAAAAGGAAAACATACTAAGAATTATTGAAAGTTTGAAAAAGTAGGAGGAGTTACAAATGAAAAAATTATTGAAGGAATTAATTAGCTGGATAAAAATTGGAGTAATATTCATATTACCAATAATAGCTATATACATAGCTGAGGTATTTCCAGCAATGGTAATGGTATTAGGAGTGCCAGTCCTAATAGCCTTAATTTATTTAATTTTAGTAGCGGAGGGATAGAAAATGGAAAAATTAACAATTTTATATTTTATAGCAGGAGCAACAGTTCTTATATGTTTAATAAAAGCAAGTAATGTGATAATGAAACTTTGCAGAGAGAATACAGAGCTTGGAAAAAAACTAACATTAGAAAGAGCTAAAAGCTTCAAGTTAAAAAGACAAGTAGAGATATTAAATATCTTTGTTAAAGAAGTAGAGATAATTACTCAGGAGAACAATTATGGTTCTACTAAAAATATAGAAAACAAATTAAAAAGTGCAATAGCTGATATAGACAGACTATTACACTAACAACAAAAGTACACATACAAAAGTATGTTAAAAAAATTATAGCAATAATAGGTTAAAAAGTAAAGGAGTTAAAATTATGAGAGATAAGGTTATAAGTTCAGTCAAAGAAACAACTGACTATAATAAATTTAAGTTTCTGGAAGAAAACAGAGAGATAACAGATAAAGCTTTAACTAAAATTAAAAAGAGTGTAGAAAAAGATGGCTGGAGAAATTATCCAATAACTGTTAATGAAAAAATGGAAATAATAGAAGGGCAACATACTTATATGTTTGCTAAAGAGAATAACTTACCACTTAGATATTATGTTCAAGAAGGAGCAACAAAAAAAGACTGCCAGATCATTAATTCAGCAAGAACAAGTTGGAAGTTAACAGACTATATTCATTCTTATGCTCAAAGTGGGAATGTTTCATTTAAATTTTTAGAAATATTAGTAAATAGATATAGTCCAGCTATACCAGTTTCAGCTATTTCATTTATTCTATTTGGAGACCATGGAACTGCTGAAATTAGGGAAGGAAAATTTAAGTGTACAGCTGAGGACTATAACAATACATCTATAATTCTCAATTATATGGAAAAATTCATTCCATATATTGAAATAATTGGAGGAAGAAAAACTGTAATGTTTGACGCATTAACATTTGCATATCATTTACCAAATATTGATAAAGATAGACTATTTCAGTCAATTAAGAAGAACTGCCATTCTATGACTCCTCCAGCTTCAACAGAGATAGCTTTAGCTGAAATAGAGAGAGTTTACAATAGGAAATTAAATTATGCTAATAGAATATATATTGCTACAGAATATAAGAAAAGAAAAGGGGTACAAAAGAAATGGAGTTATTAAATTTATTAAATAAGAAACAGGAGCAATTATTTTATCATAACATGATAGATCACTTTCAGCTGGAAGATATCGCACATAGAGACAGACTACAAAAAACTATACATGATATTAAGTGGACTTTAGATATGTATAAAGAGTTCTTAGAGGTATTAAAGAACCAAATTAAGGATAAAGAGGTAAAGGAAGCAATAGAAAAAGACATAGCGAATATTCAGGAGGGAGTGAGTGAATAATGGAATACTTAAGACTTGAAGAAGTAAATAAGAAACTTAAAAAAGTTCCTATTCAAGGAAAAAAGTATGTTGAAGTTAATGAACGTATAAAAGCCTTCTGGAAGTTATGTGAAGAAGGAAAAATAATAACTGAATTATTAAAGCTTGAAGATGGTATATGTGTTTTTAAAGCTTATGTATATGAGAACAAAAATGATCCAGAACCAAGAGCAACGGGAACAGCCTACGAGAAGGAAGGAAGTTCATTCATTAATAAAACATCTTATGTTGAGAATTGTGAGACATCAGCAATAGGTAGAGCCTTAGGAAATGCTGGTATTGGTATAGATACATCAGTAGCAAGTGCTAATGAAGTGACTAAAGCAATGGAGAACCAAAAGAAAATATCTCCAGCAATGGTAGACGCATTAAAGGACTTAATTAAGACTAAGAGTATTAGTAATGACATAGTAACACAAACATTAGAGGAATATGGATATAAAAAATTAGCTGACATACAAATAGCGGATATTACTTATATAAGGAATAAGTTTGCGAGGTTATAGTCTATGGAAGGTTGGATAAAGGTTCATAGAAAATTATTAGAGTCCAATGTGTTCCAGAATGAAAAACTATTGAAGGTATGGATATGGTGTTTACTAAAAGCAACTCATACAGAACAAAGTCCAATAATAGGAACGCAGATAGTTCACTTAAAACCAGGGCAGTTCATATTTGGAAGGAATAAAGCAGCAGTTGAATTGAACATGAAACCTTCTACAGTGTACAAGTACATGATGGTACTTCAAAAAGGACTCAATTTGGAACTAAAATGTAACAACAAATTTACTGTTGTAACTATTGTTAATTGGGACTTATACCAGTTTGATAATAAAAAAAGTAGCAGCAAAGTAACAACAAAAGAACAACAAAGTAACACATACAAGAATGTAAAGAATGTAAAGAATGATATTAATAGAAAACACAACGAAAGAAAATACGATGATAACTTCTTTAATAACTTGTATGACATTAGTAATTATGGAGGTTAGATATGCAGAATACAAATGACTATGATGATGAAAAAGCAAAAGAGTATCAGGACTTAGCTACTGATATATTGTGTTCCAGAGGAATAAACGTAAATTGTTATACTAGCAGGAAATATCAATACGAAAAAGGTGAAGGCTGGAACGGAATTGAGATAAAGAATGACAGAAGAATAACAGAAACAGGGAATATATATATTGAGACTCACGAGAAGAAAGCAGAAGCTATTGAATGGATAGAAAGTGGAATACTAAGAAAAGACAATACAAAGTTCTGGTTTATTGGAGATGATAAAAAAGCTTGGCTCTTTTCAAAGAAACAATTAAGAGCATTAACAAGAATTGAAGGCTTTAAGCAAGTGGAAACAGCTACAAGCTTAGGAGTATTAATACCAGTTAAGTATATAGATCAACATTCCAATATTCCATTAGAAGTATTTGATATAGAAAAAGAAAAAATGATCCTGGAGAATATGAAACATATACCAGAAGTATAGGAGGAATAGAAATGGAGTTAACAGATAAAGAAAATGCTGTACTAGAAGTTGTAAGAGAATATTGCAGCGAATTTGATATGGAGACAAAAGAACTTCTAGGAATTATAAAAAGAGAATTAAAAATGGAAAGAAAAACTGCTGAAGGTGTAATAGGAAGCTTAGCAAAAAAGAATGTAATAAAGATGATGGAAATTAATGGAGAACCAAGTGTATGGTATCCAGAAGAATAAGGAGAGCTAATGAGGAACATAGTTGAAATACCAATGAGGTTACCTAGTTTGAATGACTATATAGACGCTTGTAGAACTTCTGGAACAAGAAACTACTATAGGAACAAGCATTGGAATAAAGGTAATGATATGAAACAAAAAGTACAAGCTGACATCATGCCTTATCTTAAAAAGCTAGGAGTATTTAATAATGGAATAAGAGTAGAGTTTACATGGATAGAACCAGACAGAAGAAGAGACTTAGACAATGTTTGTTTTGCTAAAAAGTTTATTCTAGACGCTATGGTTAAAGGAGGAGTAATTCCAAACGATAACGCAAGATATGTTAAGGGCTTTATAGATAAGTTTGGTTACAGTAAAGGAGAACCTAAAGTAATAGTTGAGGTGTTAGAAGATGAATAGATGTGGAAATTGTGGCAGATATCCATTCTGCGACAAGATAGTAAACATTAACTATTGTTGCAGCAGCTGGACTAGCTTAAAAGGACTTTGTATTAATTGTCTAGGCTGTAATAGGTTAGAAGATGAAAACTTTACAGGAGTATATAGGTGTAAGAATTGGAGGAGTACAAATGCAAAAGAATTTTAGTATAAAAGATAGAACTGGATACAAACCAGTTAAGAAGTATAAGAATTTTATTCTCTTTGAGAAGGAGATAAATGGAATTAAGTTATATGAGTCATTTCATTACAACGAATTACCAGAACTCACCAAGGAGGATAGAAAATGGATAGAAGAAAACTAGAACATTATAAGGATAGAAAAGAATACTTAGACAGCAAAATAAGAAGTTATGAAGAGAGAAGAAACTCTATTGGAAGGTTAGCCGCTTCTTATGAAGGTGAAAGAGTATTTAATTCCAGAAAAGTTCAAGATACAGAAGCGGAAGAATTATCCAAGCTAATGGACGATATTAAGCAAGAGACAGAAAAGTTAATAGCAGAAGGCAATAAAGAACTTAAGGAAATTAACCACTTACTAGATCAATTAAGTAACCCTGTATATAGCAAGATACTAAGTAAGAGATATATTGAAGGGAAGGAGTTAAAGGCTATAGCAGAAGAAGAACATTATAATTATGACTATCTGTGTAGACTTTATGGAACTGCTTTAGCTGAGTTTGATAAGTTATGCTAATGCTTTTAAGAATTATATTGATATTAATAGCTTTATTATTCCTACTAATATACTTAGCATTTGTAGTAGCAATAATAGGAGCTATAACTTGGATAATAAAGAAGGTAATTAGATGAGTAGTAACAAAAGTGTTAAAGAAGAGATGATAAGGAGATATGGAGCTAAATGTTTTATAGAGAGACTTAAGCTTAGAGATACTTCTGGACTAAGGTACAAAGGAAAAGGACAGTATAAAAAAATGAAGATGTTAACTTATCATCATATAAGAATGAAGTCTAAAGGCGGAAAAGCAACAATAGAGAATGGAGCTTTATTATCAGCTGAGAACCATGCTTGGTTCCATCAACAACCTAAAGCTGACCAAGAGAGAATGAACCAGCAGTTCCAGGACTTAAAAAGAGATATTGATAATGGATACACAGACTGTCAAGTTCAATTAGTACCAGAAAGCGACATAACACTGCCATTTGACTTAGATATTATGACAGTCAATATAGATGATACAGGTAAAATAAAACCGCAAAAAAAGGCAAAGAAAAAGTACAACAGAGCAAAAACAAAACGAAAAATTGAAAGGTTGATAAAGAGGTATTATGGAGAAAGGTAAAAGTATAACAACCACACCACAATTTGTGTATGGACTTGAAAGAATTTTAGATGAGCTAGTTGAAAAAGAAGGATATATAGCACAAATAGGTAATACAAGTGTAATTTATGATGGAATTGTAGAAGATACATTTAATGGAAAAAGAGAAATTTTTATCATAACAAGAAAGGTAAAATAAAATGGAAATAAATGTTGGAGAATATGGAAGAACAAATAAAGGCAGAATATTAGTTTTTTCTTGGTTGCAAGATGGCAATGGAAAGACAATGAAAAATTGCGTAGTTAAATATGTAAATGGAGGAGTAATTAAATATTGGTTGGATGAAGATGAAAAAATATTAAAACACAGTAAAAACGTAATAGACTTAATAGAAGTAGGCGATTATGTAAATGGAGAAAAAGTATATAAAAATAAATATGGAGAATTATATACAGGTTATGTATATGCAGGGGGAGAAATTGGAAAAACTTTAGAATCTTATGCAACTTTTATAGAAGATATAAAAGAGGAATATATAGAAACCATAGTAACAAAAGAACAAATGGAAGAAATGGAGTATAGAGTATGAAATTATATGAATATATGTTTTTAATTTTAAGTATTATAAGTTTAGCAGATATTATAATAAATTGCATAAGAATTTATAGAAACAAAGAGTTATTTTTAATTATTGGTGTAGAAGAAGAAATAAAAAGAATGAGAATAGATGTACTTGTTATTCTAATTGCATCCATAATATTTACATATAAATTTTTATTTTAAGGAGTATAGAGTATGACTGAAGAAGAAAAGAAAGCAATAGAAATAGTAAATAGGAGGTAAATATTATGATAAAAGTAGAAAAAGGGGAAGTACACATGAAAGGCGGTTTCGCAGAGATAATAACAGATTTGACTTTTATAATTAAAGGTATTAGAGAACAAGAATGGTTTGAAGAAAGAATATTAGAAAATGTTATAGAAAATAGCAAATTAACTGTTGAACAGATACAAGAAAAATTAATAATTTTATATGCAAATTTTCTAAAAAATAAACAAATAAAGAAGATAAATAAAAATATTAAATGAATTATTGGAGGAGTAAAAATGACAGAAAAAGAAAAGAACGCAATAGAAACCTTAATTGAAATAAAAGAATTTTCAAAATTAAGTAGTTATTTAGATGTAAAAACAAAACAATTAAATGCAATAGATATAGTTACAAACCTAATAGAAAAGCAACAAAAAGAAATAGAAAAAGTAAAAGAAAATTATGATGAATTGTTTACAAAGTATGAAATGAAAAAAATATTATTTGTAAGAAAAGACCATGAAACTAATGAATTGATAAGTGATTTATATATAAGAAAAGATATATTAAATGCTGATTATATAAGCAAAGATAAAATAAAAGAAAAAATAAAAGAATTAAGTAAAACACAAGCATATAAAGTAGGACTAGAAGAATATACAATAAAGATACTTAATGAATTATTGGAGGAATAAACTATGACAGAAGAAGAAAAACAAGCAATAGAAGACTTAAAAAATATAGTAGATGATTTAGAAGATGCAGAAGATGGAGCAATTATCTCATTACAACAAGATGAAATTGATAGCTTAAAAATACTGGCAGAACTAATAGAAAACAAACAAAAAGAAATACAAGAACTAAAAAAGGTAATTAAAATGGTAGAAATATATAAAGCTTATGGAATACCAGAAGATGTAGAAATGGTAATAATGCGAAAAGATGACCTTTTAAATAATACTAATAATGAGTTTATTAGCAAAGATAAAATAAAAGAAAAATTAGACCAAATATATGAAGAGTATCAAAAGATATTAAGTAGTAATGGGAATTTACAAGAAAAAAATATTGCAACATTTCAATATAATGCAATGAGAACAGTTTTAGAAGAATTATTGGGGGAATAAGTTATGACAGATGAAGAAGAATTTTTTATAGATCAATTACAGAAAAGAATTAAAGAACAAGTTCAGGAAATAGATAATTGTACGGAGCAACTTGAGAGTACTAAAAAATTATTAATAATGGCTCAAGAAGAAAACTTGAAACTACAAAAAATAATAGACTCTTTTGAGTCAGGTGAGATGATAGTTGGAGGTAAGATAAATTGAAAGAAAAACATATAGCATTTTTAATATTATTATTGTTATCCTGGTTTATTGGATATGAAGTATTTGAAGCATTGAGAGGTACATACGAAGTTATAAGATATGCTTTTGTATATGGATATACAGTTTTTAGTTTATTCATATTAGCAGCAGTCTTTATTCCAAACGATAAGAAGGAGGAATAACTTATGAAGAATAGTCTTAAGGACTTACAGAAGTATAAATATGATAGAATGGTAAGAGATAGAAATAAATATAAGAACTTATATAATGAGTACTATGATGAATGCTTGGCTCTTAAAGAACTTTTGAATAAGATGGCTGAAGAGAATGCAGAACTCCAGAAAAAAATAATTATAGATAAAATACAAAGTAGTCAGTAAAAGTCATGGAATGTAAGTTATAAGTTGTGCTATAAATATAATTGATAATAAGTTAGTTCTGGTGTAAATAGTCGCTAACTTATTGTTAAGAATTTTAGGCAATACATAGGGGAAAGAACTTAGGAAACTAGGTTCTTTTTTCTATGGAATTTTCTATCCTAAATAACTCCAAACCTATTTTTTATGCAATGAGTAATTAAGTACTTTGCTAGAGAGGAAGTCTTCTTTACTCATAATTACACACAGTCAGTCCTATTCTAGCTATGGACTGACCTCCATTTTTTAGTATAGAGAGTTATATTGATAACTTTGTATAGTGAAATTATTGGAGGTGGTACTAATGAAAAGACTAGGAAGCAGACTTGCTAATAATATTGATATGGAATATCGCAGAAAAGAGGACTATTTCAAAAGGCATTATTGCGACCATTGTAAGAATAGTTCAACTAATTTATGCGAGATAAGACAGACTATAGACCACCAATTCAAATGTATATATTATGAGAAGGAGGATAAATAGATGAAAGTTGTAGCAACAGATGAATACCAAAAAAATATGGTACAAGACGGAGTTCTACAAAGAATACCAATAGCTGGAGAAGAGTTTGAAGTAAGTGAGGAAAGATATAAGGTTTTATCTGTTCCAAAGAACAACCCTTTTGGAGCTATCTTTGTTAAGAAACTAGAAGAGCATATTAAAGAAGTAGAGACAGCCAAAAAAGAAGTAGAAAAAGAAACTACAGCTAAGAAGACTACAAAAAAAGCTACTAAGAAAAAAGCAGAGTAATGACTTATAGAGATGATCCAGCAATAGCTAAGAAGTATAAGAGCAAACGCTGGGAAAAGCTAAGACTACTTAAGAAGAACATCAGTCCATTCTGCGAGAGATGTTTACTTAATGGAGTCTATACTCCAGCTAGAATTATTCATCATAAAGAATATATAACTGACTTGAATTATTTAGATGATAATGTGTTCTTTAACCTAGATAACTTAGAGAGTCTTTGTCAGGACTGTCATAACAAGGAACACTTTGGGGAAAAAGAAAATTATACCTTTGATGATAATGGAGATATAATATGCAACCAATAGAGTATGACAATATACTTTTTGTTAGCGATATTAATATTATAGGTGGAGTGGAAACTTATATATATGAGTTAGTAAAGAAGTATTATAAATATGACATAGCAGTAGTATATAAGACTGGCTATGATGTTCAAATAAATAGACTTAAAAAATATGTGCCAGTTATAAAACATATTGGTCAAAGAATTAGATGTAAGACTTTAATAATGAATTATGACTTGACTATATTAGACTTTTTAGATAGTGGAACTGTTTACTTAACATTACATAGTGACTACTTCAATAGTAATGTTACTGGAGCAATTCCTAAAGATAAAAGAATAGACTACTACATAGCTATTACTAAGCATTTATATAATTCTATGATAGCAGCTGGAATAAAGAATGTTAAATTCTCATTCAACCCTATTTCAGTCCCAGTAGAAAAGAAACCTTTAGTACTTATGAGTGCTACAAGGCTGACTCCAGATAAAGGCTCTAATAGAATGAAAGAGTTAGCTAATTGCTTAGATAAGCATAATATTAATTATGTTTGGTATGTATTCACTAACTCAGTAGATAATATTAACAACCCAAATGTTATATTCTTAAAACCTAGACTAGATGTAACAAGCTTTATGTATATGGCTGACTATGTAGTACAGCTTAGTGATAGCGAGGCTTTATGTTATACAGTTGCTGAAAGTTTATTCAGGAATATTCCAGTTATAGTTACTCCAATTCCAAGCTATATTGATATGGGGTTTAAAGATAAAGAGACTGGATATTATTTAGACTTTGACTTAAAGAATATAGATGAAGTATGTAAGAATATATTAACTATACCTAAGTTTAGTATTACTAGATACAATGATAACTATAACCAAATACTAACTAAAGGTAAGAGTAGATACCTTGAGAAACTAAAGAACAAAGTAAAAGTGATATGTACTGGTAGCTATTATGATACTGTTTTAGGTAGGAATGTTAAAGATAATGAAGTTATAGTGGTAAACCAGGTAAGAGCAGAAGAATTAATTAATGCTAAGGTGTGTAAATACTTAAATAATAGATAGAAAAATACGAAAGACACCCCCACTCAAAGACAAAAAACAGGCTCTAGGGAGAACGGTGGGTGGGCAACGGAAAAACTGGAGGTAGTTTTTCATCAAGGAGGGTAATTATGGAAACCAGAGTAAAGAAGTGTTATGACAAGTATAAAAAAATATTCAAAAACATAGGACAAGACAGACTTGCAATTAATGATGATCTATTAGTGAATGTAGCTTTTATGGCGGTAACATTAGAGGACTTGCAGAAGGAAGTTCACGAAAAAGGAGTTGTTGAACATTTTATCCAAGGAAAACAAAACTTCTTACGAGAGCAACCAGCATTGAAAGCATACAATACAACAATTAAGAATTACAACAGTTCTATGAAGATACTTAATGACTTAATGCCAAATGGCGAGAAGGTTCAAGAAGGCGAGTCTTTATTAAAGTTTATGGCTAGTGGCGAATGAACTGGATAAAGGAATATGTAGAGCAGATAGATAATGGAAAGATAGTAGCAGGAAAAAAAGTTATTAAAGTGTATAAGCAGTTACTAAAGGAAGCAGCAGATAGTAAGTTACCTTACTACTTTGATGAAGCTAAAGGCGAGAGACCAATATTCTTTATAGAAAACTTTTGCAAACAAGCGGAGCGGTGAAATAGGAAAACCTATTAAGTTAGAATTATTTCAAAAAGCTTATATTCAAGCCTTATTTGGTTTTATCAACAAAGAGTCTAATGCTAGAAGGTTTAATGAAACATTATTTTTAGTAGGTAGAAAAAATGGTAAAACTACAATGTTGTCAGCAATAGCTTTATACATGATGATAGCAGATGGAGAAGGAGGAGCTGAATGTTATTCAGTTGCCACCAAAAAAGACCAAGCTTCAAAAGCTTTTAAGTCAGCCTGTGCTATGAGAACACAGTCTCCAGAAATTAGAGCTTTAGTTACTAAAAGAAGAACTGATATGTATATGCCTTCAACTTTTAGTTCTTTTGAGCCATTGTCTAGCGATAGTGATACATTAGATGGACTTAATTCACATTTGGTTATTATAGATGAACTTCATGCAATAAAAGACAGAAACTTATATGAAGTTATGAAACAGTCAACTTCTAGTAGAAAACAACCATTAGTAGTTATGATAACAACTGCTGGTACTGTGCGTGAGAATATATTTGATGACATATATACTTATGCGAATAATATACTAGATGGAACTGTAAAGAATGACTCATTCTTACCAGTCCTATATGAGTTAGACAGTCCTACAGAATGGACTGACTTAAAAGCTTGGGTTAAGGCTAACCCTGGACTTGGTACGATAAAACAATATAAATATTTACAAGAGCAAGTACAAAGAGCAAAAGATGACTTAAGCAGTAAAAAAGGAATACTATGTAAAGACTTTAACTTAAGGAGTAACACAGAAGAAAAGTGGTTAGACTTTGAAACTGTAAACAATGAAGAAACTTTTGAACTAGAAGAATTAAGGGGAACTTATGCAATAGGTGGAGCTGACTTATCTAGTACAACTGACCTAACCTGTGCAACTGTAATGGTAGTAAGAGGTGGCAAGAAGTATGTACTGCAACAATACTTTATTCCAGCAGATAGACTTCAGGAAAAAGTAAAAGAAGATAAAGTTCCATACGATAAATGGCAAGAGAGAGGACTCCTTACTGTATGTTCAGGAGCAAGAGTTAATTATAGCGATGTTACAAATTGGTTTTATAAGTTACATACGGACTATGGAATAACAACTATGTATGTTGGTTATGATCCATGGGGTAGTCAGTACTGGATAAGTGAAATGCAAGGAATAGGCTTTAACATGATAAAAGTTATTCAGGGAGCTAAGACAATGAGTAACCCTATGAAGGAATTACAAGCTGACTTAAAAGAAAAAAGAGTTAATTACAACAACAACCCTATAACTAAATGGTGTTTACTTAATACTGCAATAGAAACTGATAAGAATGACAATATAAGACCAATAAAAGGTAAAAAGTCTAGACAAAGAATAGATGGAGCGGTAAGTCTAATTGATAGCTACTGTGCCTTATTTGAGGTCTATAATGACTATATGAATTTACAAGGAGAAAGGTAAATGAAAAAAGAAAAAAGAAGCTTACTGGAGACAATATTTGGAAAGAAAGAGCCTAAGACAGAACAAACTTATACAGGTTATAAGTTACTAAGCGGATATGAAGCATTCTTTACTCATTGGGGTAAAGATACTTACGACAGTAAAGTAGCAAGAACAGCTATAGATAGAATTGCTACTCAAGCTGCTAAATTAACTCCAAAACATATTCAAGGTTCTGTAACAAACCATATTAAGGGAGATATCAATTATCTATTGCAGAATAAACCTAACCCTATAATGAACACTTATGACTTTTTATATAAGATAACAAGTCAACTTTATACTTATAACAATGCCTTTGTATATATCCAGAAAAACAGCCAAGGATATATAACAGGTTTTTATCCAATACTAAGTTATGAAGATAAGTTATTAGAAGATAGAAGAGGAAATGTATATCTTAAGTTCAAGTTTACAGGTGGAAAGAGTTACATATTGCCATATACTGACCTTATCCACTTAAGAAGGTTCTATAATGAAGATGACTATTGGGGAAGTTCTAATAAAATATT